AACATTCATATGTTCCAAAATCACTTCATCTGATTCTAATGATGGTCTGTTCATTGATTTAATCAAATAAGCATTAATACCATCGATTTGCATAATAAATCTATTTTTGAGCTTTGGCTCAAAAGGGGTAAACATTATATCTTGTGGTTCTAACAATTCAGGCATTTTATTTCTCCTATTAAATACTTAAACCTTTACTTTCATATATAAATATCAATAAATATAAAAAAAAGGGATTTATATTTAAATAAATCCCTTTAATTTAGTTATTTAAACTAACTATTACTCTGGAAAAGCAGCACCAGTAGGTTGAACTACAAAGTCTAATACAATAAACTCAGCAGTTCTTGTAGGTTGTAAGAATAATTGTCCTATTAATTGATTTCTATCAATTGTATCAGGTGTGTTATTCGTTTCATCCATCACTACTCTAAATGCACTTAAACCACTTTGAGCTTGTACATTTTCTAAGAATGGATTTACAATTCCTAAGAATCTTCTTCGTGTTGCCGCTGTATTTTGTTCAAATACAAGGAATCTTGAAGAACTTGCGATAAACTTCTTAACTCTAATTAATAGTCTTCTCACATTGATTCTATCTAATGCTGATGATTTTTTCTGTAATGTTTTTTGTCCAAATACAGTCACCCCTTGTCCAGGGAATGTTGCGATTGGATTAACATTTGAATCATATAAATCATCACGATTACCTTGAGTTAGTTTTCTTTCAGCTTGAATTGCAGTTGTGATTCCACCACGATTCAGTCCAGCTGGAGCAAACCAGGGGTGAGCAACTCTATCATTGAATGCATATATTCCACCTAATACTACTGATGGTGGCACCCATCTTTGAGTTCCAGCAATTTGTGAATCAGGCACTTTAACCCATGGCCAATACATAGCTGCGAAGTTTGAATCTCTAGCTTCACCTCTTGTAGTAGCTGCTGTCAATGTTGAACCATAAGGAACTGGATCGATAATTGCAAAACAATCACCTCTTGATTCACACACATCAATAGCTTTAGATGAAACAGTTGAATGTAAAGAGTCGATAATACCTGGCATTAAGATTAGATTTACATCAAACTCATCTTGGTTTGCAAGTAAATCAAGTGCCTCTATATAAGCATCTTGTCCATCATCAGCTTCTGTTGGGTTGAATCCTTGTGAATTTGTCTGTGTAATATTATCATAAAAATTAACAGCTCCAGCACCTCTGTTACCAGTTTGGTTACCTATAGCATCAAAATCACTATGACCACCTGTAGCACCACTAAATCCACCATTTGATGAACCACTACCAGCACTTGGTAAAGAAGCTGTAGCAGCACTAACTCTAATATTTCCGTTTTCATCTAAATAATCAGTTGTTAATGTATCTACACTTTTTACTCTTACGAATCTTGAAGCATTTGGATATGAACCAGTTAATTGTAAATATTTAGTACTTCCCTCTGTTCTAACAGTTTGTTTTTGGTCACCAACTACTTTTGAAATAAAGTTAGGTGAATTAGGGTCTAATGAACAATTATTAAATGTTTCAAGAGTTTGTTTTCTTTTAATATTATCATTACCAGCTCTAATAGCTAAATTAAAAGTACCTTTACTATCATTTTTAGAAAGAACTTCAAATCTAATATTATGTTTTGAACCACTTATCAATATATTGTTTGTTCTAGCAGTTGTGTCAGCATTATTTTGTAATGTTCCATCAGCGAGTGTTTCTAATACAAATGCAGTTGTTTCTGTAGTTGAACTTGTTCCACCTTCTACTTTTGTACCTGAAGTACCTCCCTGTGTTGGTGGATTTGTACCTGAACCAGATGAATAATTTAATCCATTTGCTGTAGTTCCTTTAGCAGAACCTGAAATTACTATTTTTGTATTACCAACATTTGATGCTACAAAATCACTAAATTTATCCATAGCATTAAATTCCTCAACAAAATTATCAATATATGCTCCTAAATTGGCTCCTCTTGCAAAAAATCTAACATCATTTGAACTAGCATCAGCTGATGGTGAGGTTTGTCCTACGAATTGTGTTAATCCTATTGTTGATGAACTAACGAATATAGTTGTACTTTCAGCAAATGATGTAAGTGTTAAACTACCACTAGCAGATGTTAAACCAACTGTGTTTACATTTTTTACATCAGCAGTGGCTGGTCCAAATGAACCACCTCCAGTTGCCAATATTCTAACTACTGTTAGTGTATCTGAATTTCTTAAATATTCTTCTGCTGCATGTGAGGTTAAGAACTGTTGTGAATTTGAACCACTTTTGAACACATCTCCAAATTTCGCTTGGAAATCAGAAAATGATGTTACAACAGTTGGTATTCCTGCAGGACCTTTGACGGTTGGTCCGATTAAAGCAGCTCCAATATCAGCCACAGCGGAAGGTAAAAAAGTCTGGTCTATTTCATTCGTAAATACACCAGGACTTATAATTTTTTCGGCCATTGAATTTCTCCTAAGTTAACTTTTTAATTTGAGGTAAATACTATTTTGCGCATTAGTATTATTCATATATAAATATATGAATTAATTCCCAAACGATAATTTTTTTTTGATTATTTTGATTTATTTTCAATTGATGTAAAAACACCCGTTTCAGGATTTAAAGTTCCTTGTCCGTATTTTTTAGTAATCGTATCAAGAAATGTTTTTTCTTTTGATTGAATATCTTTCAATCCTTGCTCTAAATCGACTTCTTGTTCATCTAATCTAATTTGTGCTAATTTTAATTGTCCAAATTGATTTTGAATGTCTTGGTAATTTACTTGTATATCTTGAACTTGTTTAAGTTCTTCTTCTGTGAATTTTACTTCTTCTGGCATTGTAACCTCCGTTTGTTATATAACTATATATAAATATATATAAATTTTGAAAACAAGTGAATTATTTTAGTATGATACTTGTTCATCTGTAGCATCACCTTCAAATTTAAAAGTAACTCTTGATGTGGTTGTGAATTTTTTCATATTGGATACTTTATTTGTAATTACAGAATTTAAGTATTCAGGTAGTAAATATGCCTTTGATGTAACACTAAATGTTGATTTAATAAATCTTTCACCATCTTGATTCATTTCTGATGCATCTGATATATTATCAATTGTACATAAGAATTTATTATTTGTTCCATCACCCCAATATGTATGTGATTGGTCTACAAAAGATTCCACCAATGGATTCATTTGTTCAATGAAGTTTGTCCATAATACAAATTCATAAGTTACATCAGTATAATTTGGCATTCCAGTTGTGATTACATCATAAGTAGGTTGAACTCCAGTTTGAACTGAAAATCTATCATATTGATTATCTTTACTCCATTTATTAGCCCTAACTACATCTATATGATTACCTTTAACATCGTGTGGAAAGGATTGTCCTGATAAATCATTTCTTGAAATTTCTGTTCTTCTTAACATAATTAATGGTAAAATTAATGAATTGTTTTTATCTCTTAATACTCCTCTTTTTCTAACTGCTTTCCATCTTTCTTCATTACCATAAAATACAGGTATTTTTAAAGTTTCATTAGCTTCTCTAACTCTTGGTTTCATCACATTCTTAACGTGATTTAAAACCGCAGTATCAACATCTTTTAAAGTAATGGAATAATTATCAGCAAAGTTATTACCTGGTATGATGGTTGTTTCCCTATTACCACGAATAGTTGTCCCTTTAGTAGAAACTTCATTAGCTCTATTGACTAACTCTCTATTCACCACACCTTTGTTTGTAATTTTATTAACGGCCATTTCGTCTTCTCAGTTTTTTTAATTTATCTAATTTATTATTCACTTTACCTTTTACTTCTTCTGATTTAATCTCTGACATATCCACTTTACCAATCGCAATTTCTTTTTTAATATCTACTTCAATGGCTTTTGTACCAGTTTGACTTGGTGAATCAAAGTTATCCAATTTATTCATCAACTTACCCATCATCTGTTCCATTTGTAAATTACCATTTGGTTCAGGTGTATAGGTATGTTTCCTTTCACCATAGACATCTTCGTCATCCATAACATTACCACTTACCTCTTGTTTAGGTTTAGGTGTTTCTTTATAGTTAGGATTAGAAGTATCAAACTTTGTAATTTTCTTATGTGTGATTTGTTGAACAGCCATTATCTTGGCCTTTCTTCTATTTGTAATGATGATAATCTTGAACGATGTGCTGTTGCAACAATGTTATGTTTAAAGTTTGGATGTCCTCCAAATAATTGTGGTTCTGTTGTTCCATTGATTTCCCAATAATAATCATTCCAATCCACAATATCACCAATCTCAGGATAAAAATTCAATGAACCACTTGATAGATTTTCTCTTTGAAAGAACATACTGATATTACCATTTAAATCTGCACCAAACTCGTCTTGTATAATTTCAGGTTCTGCATATTCAATTAAACAATTTACTCTGAATCCTATATCATAATATTTAGCAGTTGATTCACCATACAAATTGTCTTCTGTTCTATCAACATTTACTTTATAAATATCAACCGATTGTCCGACAATTTCGTCAATTAATTCTTCATTCATTTGATTAATTAAATCAAATTCTTTTTGTGGTATAAAAAATGGTTTTGTTTGAGACATTTATTTATCCTATGTATATTTTCAATGGTGCTTTATTCAATACCTCTTGTTGAGCATTTGCAACTTCTTGTTCAGTAGTCGCTTGTTCTTTCTTACTAACAGCTTCTAAAAATTCACTCAATTCTTCCAATAGAGCTGCTTTTTCTTCTCTACCCTCTGATTTTAAAGCCTCACCATCCATATTCACTTCACCATTTGGTAAAGGTAAAGCTGCATACTTACTTCTAATGATTCCTAATAATTCTTTCGATAATGCTAATGTGTATTTACGAATCCAATTTCTACCCATTGAATTTATTTCATTATATGTAATGAATTTATATGGTATATTTGATGGGTCAGATACTTTGTTATTTGCATATAATTGAGTTACATCCGTTCTATCATCTCGTTTGTAATAATGAAAATATATTTTTTCACCAGCATCATCTGTTTCTGGTCTTGGAAAAAGTCTTAATTTGTTATTTATCAATTCAAAAGAATAAGCTGACTTTCTAATCAAATCATTTGTTTCAATTGCATTTGCTCTAGCCAAATCATATGATATCGGCCTCAATATATAAGATACTGCTGGTGATACATTACCGAATCCAAATGAATCCAATAATTCAATGTTATCATAAGTTCCAGCAAATGGGTCATAGAATTTAGATATAGCTGCAGGGCCTTGATTAAATACTCGTTGAACTTCAATTCTATCACCACCAGCTTCATCAACATCAGATTCTAAAGTAGCATCAGCTGTTAAATCATATACTTGTTTTGAAGCTGTTAAAGTTATTGAACCTGTAAACATAGTAGTATTACCACCAACATTCACAGCTTGTCCGTATTGTTCTGATAATGTGAATAAAGACAATCCACCAATTGGAGTTTCTGGTTGATGAGAACCTGTTGAACTCATTCCAGTGGTGGTTGAGGTATTTCCATAATGTTCCCACATCCAATTTCTTGTATTGTAGTGATTAATTTGTTGTGAGTATTCCGATACAGCTTCTTCAAAACAAGCATACATTGAACCACTATTAAATTCAAGTTGCATAACTGGATGTCCAAGTTTACTAGCTACATATTTACAAACTGTCAAACTATCGGTTTGAAATTCTGAATCTGCGTCGTAGATTCCATGTGGTGTTGAACCAGTTACCTGTAAGGCTGATGATGGTTCTTCATATATAAAATTAAATTTTGACATCAATATTCTCCAAATGGGTATTATTCTTCATATATAAATATCAAGAAAACAAAAAAGGGTGAGATATTTCCCACCCTTTTGAGTTATCATATT